CCTCACCTTTAAACCCAGTCGGCCCGATAAAAGGTGTCTTAGGTGCTAGCGCTACCATTTCCGCCGATCCCGACTTGGAGAAGTTCAGCATTTCTTGGGCACCTTTAGCGTCATGGAACATAGAATGCAGATACATGACACCATCAAGCGGGATAACCTCACCCCAAACAGGACAAATTGGTATAGTGCTACCCACCCATTTTTCCTCTTCAAGCACTTCAACGCCGGATATAATCCGCCTAGTCACTTCATGAGTTCTGGATTCCCGCTCCTTAACGATATTCAAGCCCACATCAGCCATTAATTCTTTGGCTTCCTCAAGACTCATTTCCCCATCTTCAGGGAAGAACTCTTTAAGACCTGATTCCTCAATGGATTTCTTAACCTTCTTGACTAACTCGGATTCTCTAACAGTAGACCCATCAGACAAAAGCAGGAGTGTGACTGGTATTTCTTCCTTATGCCAATATTCTGCAAGCCTAACCTCTTCATCATCAAGCCCTAGATGCCAGTTATGGTTATCATTCCCAGCAAAGTCAATAGGTTCTGCATCAGGGTATCGGCTTTTAAATTCGTCTTCGGTGACGATCTCACAGACAAAAGCATACTCCCACTCTGATGCATCAAACTTGGCAGAATCAGGCGGCCAATAAACAGCCAGGGAATTAGGCACACAGTCGATCTTAACTTCCATATCAAAGCTGTCATCGTCAACAAAATCAATGCCTATTCTAAAGAACCCAAAACCACCGGAAACAGCGTTTTCTATGGCCGTATCATAAGCTACATCGGCACTGCTATTTCTTTCAATGGATCGGATAATACCGTTGATGACTTCAGCGGTCTTATCGCCGTTCCGGTTGATCTGCAAAATCT